GTAGGGGCCAATGCTGGTGTTGTTGTCGATCAGCTCATCCACGGTCGGGCGCGCAGACGTGCCGCGAGGCCCGATGCGGTAGGTGCCTTGCCCGGCGATGAGCGCGCGATTGCCGGCCGGGAGCGTGAAGCTCGCCGAGGCGCCAGAAGAGACGGCGATTTGAGTCATGGTTTAACCCACCCTGTACCAGGCTTTGAAGACGCCATCGAAGCGAAGGCGGAAGAAGGCGTTTGCGGCCAGCGTTGCGGGCGCACCGTTGACGGTTGAGCCGTTACCCGAGACGGTCAGCGTCGTGACGGCCTGAGTTGTGTTGACCAGCAGCTCCTGCCCGTCAATGCACAGCGCCTGCGCGGGCAGCGTGATGGTCCCGGCCGCGTAGCCAGCAACAGGCGTCAGCAGAAGCCACACGCTTGCGCCATTGGTGAGTGGCGCAATGGTCACCGTGAATCCGGTTGCGGCCGGCGCGGCGTATTGCGTCGTGAGCCCACCCACGTTGTCCAGCGATTGCTGCACAAGCTCGATAAGCTGCGTCACCGATGTGCGGCGGTCTGAGCCGTTGTTCGTTGAGGCAAACGGGATCGAATCCGCCGCCGTTATGTCGGTCTGCGAGAGTGTCGTGATGCCCATGTCAGGACTCCAGAATATTCAGGTCGCCGCCTGGCGTGACCTGTAGCGGGTCAGTGCTGGGCGTCGGAAAGAATGGGCTGCTCAGCGGGCGCCAGGTCTTGTTGCCGGCGCCTCGCGGCATGGTTTCGCGCTGCTGCGGCGGCAGCGGCTGGGCAGTGGCAATCTGCAAGCGGTCATAGCCGGCGCCAGCGTTGCGGCGGGTGTCGACTGACACGACCTTGCCGAAGCTCGGCGCGATCCTCATTGCGAGGTTGAGATAGACAGTCTCGGCCGCCGTGTCGGGAATGCCGCTGTCTTGGTCGGGGTCAGAGTCGGCAGGGTTGGCGGGCAGCGCGTAGCCCAGGCGGATGCCCTTCGCGTCCCATGTCGCCATCATGGCGTCCAGGCGGCGCAACGCGGTCTGGATTTCCTCGGGCTGAATGTCGAAGTCACTCGCAGCCAAACCAAGCTCAGCGAAGGCTTCAGAGATGAGCGCGCGCTTTGTCCACATGGTCAGCCCGCCTCGGCGGCGGCGATCAGTTCGGCCAACTTGGCGTCACCCGTGCGGTGGTGCCAGGTCAGGCCCAGCGCCTTTGCCTTGGCTTCCAGTTCGGCGCGGGTCAGCGGCTCGGGTTCGGGCGACTCCACAAGCTCGGCGCCCACGTCACGCGCGGCATATTGGTCGAAGCGCCAGCCGTCAGCCCACGCCTCATCAAGCGCAGCCTGATCCGCGACCATCTGCACCGAGTAGCGGCCGGTTTCAAGCTCCCACGGGCCGCCCTTGCGGCACATGAAGCGGGGGAATTCAATCGCGTCCATTCAAGCCCTCGTCTGCCTTGAAAGACGGGCCGCACGGTGGCGGCCCGGGAAGCTGGCGGCAACTGCAAAGAAGCAGCCAGGACGACAAGCGGCTAGCTCTGGTTCGCGAGGATCAGGCCGCACTTCTCGGGGTCGAGCACCGTCGCGGCGTAGAGCGTGGTATTGCGGACGAATACCTTGCCGGTCTGTGCGTTGATCTGCGCGACCATGATGAGCGGAACGCCGTTCTTGGTCGTGGCGGTCATCACCTCGGCGCCCAGGCCTTGCGGGAACTCCAGGCGGCCATAGTCCAGCGTCACGGCACCCTGCGCCCAGAAGGCGTTCACCGGCTTGGTGACGGTGTTCAGGAACGTCAGTGGGGCGGTGGCCGCAGCCTGCGCCGTCACGTTCTGATAGGGGCCGGTGATGACGATCTTGGGCGTGATCGTCAGGTTGGCCGTGCCGCCGCCGCTGACGACGCGGAACGTCATGGGCTGGCCCGTGTCGCTCTTGTCGATCATGTGAACGGCGTTCACGTTGGCGATGGTGAAGGCGTCGCCGTTCTTGATGTTGGCGATGTTGGCGCCGGCCACGACCAGCACGCCGTAACGGTTGTCCGTGGGCAGGTCGCCGGTCATGGCCGTGACGGTGTGCGAAGTGTTCGCGTTCACGGTCGTGCCGGTCACGGTGCCGATGGCGGCCAGGTTCGCCACATTGTCAGTGCGGAAGGTTGCGAAGTTCGCGATGTCCGGCACCTTCGAGCGCTCGTAGGCCGACAGGTTGCGGTCGCCGAGGTAGGCGCGGTTGCCCAGGTCCTTCGCCACGTCCTTGTAGTCGAAGGGGTTCATGAACAGCTTCAGGTCGCTGGCCGTGATGCCGCGCGAGATGGCGAGGGCTTCGGCGGTGGCGCCGTCATCCCAGGACAGCGCGCCCACTTTCTTGACGATGATGGACGCTCTTGCGGCGACGGCGGCGTACAGGTTCTTGTCCACCTCAGCAGCCAGGCGGCCGGCAGACGCCGTGCCCATGTTGCGCATGTGGTCGGGGTCGCGCAGCTCGGCGGCGTCGAGTTCGTAAATCACGTTGTCCGGCGTGCGGAAAACGGTCGGCACGAAGCGCTCGATGACATCGGTGCGGGTCGAGCCGGACACGTCCAGGCCGGTGACGACTGCGGCGTGATAGTTCTGCTTCTTGTAGAACGTATCGGCCGCGCGCTGCATGGTCTTGGGCGCGGGGTAGGAGGTCTTCGCCTCCATGCTGATGACGCAAGCAGCGTCATAGCCTTCCACGAAGTTTTCGAACATCAGTTCGAGGTCTTTGGCAAGTGCGTTAGCCATGGTGTGGTCCAGTCCTTATGTGAGGAAACGGCGGGAGTTCTCGTTTGCTCATCCACAGGCTGGACGGGGGCCGCTGCCCTTGACGGGGGCGATTCGGCACCTATTGGCGGTGCGGCAGGTGAGCTAGGCGGTTAGGCGGTCGCTCGTTCCTTGCGCGCCTCAGCGGCTCGCTTGGCGTTGAAATACGCGGAGTAGTCGCCGGTTCGGCGGCCCTGCTCCTTGAGTGCATCGAGCGACTGAGAGGCCAGCGCGGCGCCACTGGTGCGGCCACGAATCGGCGTGTCAGTCGGGGGCGGGGGGCTCTTGCGTTCGACCTTCACCTGACCCGCCAAATCAGCGGCGGCATAGGCGAAATCAACGGGGTCCGAGATGGCCGCGAGGGTCTTTGCGCGCGCCGGGTTCTTGCCCAGCACGTAGACCAGCGCGGCGGCCTTCGGGTGCTTCAGCAGAAGGCCCTGTTGCACGGTGCTGAACGAGGCCTGGACGGCGGCCTCGGCGTCCTCAAAGTCGGGACGCTTCAGCTTTGCGGCCTCCTGCTTGTAGCTGGCAATGCGCGCGGTCCAGGCTTCCTGCTCCTTGCGCTGGGCTTCCTGCTGCTGGGAGGCGCGGGATTCGTGCTCGGCCTTGCGGGCAAGGTAGCTTTCCAGCTTGGCGGCGTACTTCTCTGGGTCGTAGTCGACATCCGGGTCTTCCATGGTCGGCTTGTCGCCCAGCGGCTCGATTGCGGCCGGCTGCGCTTGCGGCACGGCCTCTTGCTTCGCCTTGGCTTCGCGCAGCTCGCGCGCCATGCGCTTGTTGTCGGCGCGCATCCTGGCGAACGCGGCCGATGCCTTGGGCTCGATGTTGGCGGGCAACTCGTCGCCGTCGTCGGCGGGCAAGTCCTGGCCCTCAAGCGTGATGACCAAATCGTCAGTGTCGTCGGCCTCGTCGGTATTGGTTGCGGCGCCATCGGCCGCCTCGCCATCTTCATCGGTAGCGACAGCCGTGACGGGCTCGGGCGTGTCGTCGTCTTGCGTCAGGTCCAGGTCATCGGCACCAGCCGCGCCGCCCGGCACCTCGCCATCAGCGCCAACGGGGGCGCAGTAACGATTGCGGAGCAACAGGGCGCGGAGCAGTGTGTTCATGACTTCGGAGGTCGGGTCGCGATGGTGCCCATCATCGCGCATCGCTCACATAATTTCAACTCACGCAGCATTTGCGTTGAATTCAGGTGATGTCTGCGGCTGATAAAGCAGGCCTCGCAGCACCTGCGCCGAGGCCAAAGCTTGATCGCGGGCCTGCGCATCGGCCTGCATGTAGGTCTGTGCCGTCTGGGCGCGCTTCAGATCGGCGCTGGCGATGGTCTCGACGGTCTTGGCGCGTTTCTGCATCGCATCGGCGGCGGCTTGGTCGGCGGCGGCCAGCAGGTACTGCGATTGCGGGTCGGGCTGCTGGCTCTGCTGCTCCTGCATGAGCTGCGCGCGCTCTTCTTCGGTGGGCTTGACCACACCCATGCGGACCAGCTTCTGACGGTAATAGTCGCGGGCATCGCTGATGCCCTCGCCTTCCATGTTCATCATTGCCAGGCCCGACAGCACCTGCTGCGACTCTGGATCGGCGGTGATTTGCATCATGCCGGTGAGCGCGCGAACGGTTGCAGAGCGCTTGCTGCTGCTGCTCGGCCCCACGTCGACATCAGGCTCATAGCCGGCCTTGCTCATGTCGTTCTTGAGGAAGGATTCGCCGGTCTTCTCGTCGTAGCTCGGGTGATTCAGCATCACGCTAGACACCTCGCCATTCGGGCCGAGCGTCTTGACCTTGCGGCTTTCCTCGGTCGTGATGGCCTTCTTCATCGCGAGCCACACCTCGCCGCTGCGCTTCATGGCCTTGGCGAAGTTGCTCATGTAGATGAAAACCTGCATGTCCAGCCGGGTCTGAATCAGCTCGACGGCCTTGCCGCTCATGTTCTGCTGGACTTCCTCGCCGGCCTGCTGGTTGCCCAATAGGTCCTGCAGGGACTCGCCCGCGATCTGCGTGAGCGCGGCCATTGCCGGGGGCAGGTTCGGCGCCTTGGTGTAGGCCATCGGCACGGCTGATCCGGGGATCGGGTCGCCGTTGGCGTCCTTCATGCTGTTCAGCAACAGGTAGGGGTAACGCTCGATGGCGTCGTTTGACCACATCGTCACATGGCCCTGCACCTGCTCGGGCGTCAGGATGGGCTTTTCCGTGTCGAATCGGCCGGCCATGTCGGCAAGCCAGCTCATGAGCGAGTTGGTCAGGCGCTGGGCGTCCTTCGCCAGCCGCACATGGCCCATGCACCGCTCAATGCCGTTGACAACCCAGCGCTTGCCGTAGAACGGGATGATCGGGATCAGCCCGCCAGGCACTAGCCCGCAGTCCTCCAGGATCTTGCCGCCGCTCATGATGTACTTTCGGCACTGCTTGCGCTCGATGCGCTTGCGGCGGGTCTCGGTGTAGCCGGTGGCGGTCAGCTCCTCCAGGATCATCGGGTCCGCGTCCAGTTCCTTCTGCGTGTGGCGCTTCGTGTCGCCCATCAAGCCCGTGAACCAGATTGCCAGCTCCTTGACTTCCTCGGTGCGGTAGAACTCGCACACCCACACCTGATCGGCGTTGCACCAGTCGTATTCAGGCACGTAGGAGTCACGCGGCCAAGATGCCGGAACGTCGTCGTATTCCTCTTCGTACTGGCTGCGCGGCATGGGAGACAGCACATAGCAGCGCTTGGCGTCGCTCTTGTCCTGACGCTTGGCGCCCAGGTCGTAGAACACGGACACATCGGCATCGAAGATCGGATCAAACGCAATGGTCTGCCTGTCGTTCTCGTCGTCGTCGTCGTCCTCGTAGCAGGACCGCACGCGCCAGGCGCCCATACCGCCCGCTGTGCCCTCTTCAAACGCGTTGTCGTAGGCTTCGTTGGCCGAGCACTTGCGCTCGTCTGCCCTCAGCATCCCGTCGCAGGCATCGGCGAAATCGTCGTCCGTCTCGCCGTCTTTGGCCTGGAAATCAACCGTGATGCGGTTCGCGCGGTACTCGTTGATGACCCGGATAACGGCCAGGTGGACGCGGTTGAACTCAAACCGGGGCTTGTTCTCGAACTGCTCGCCGAGCGGGCCTTCCCACTGTGCGCCGGACACGGAATAGAACCGACGATCTTCGTAGCACTGCCGGCGCTCGTCGCGCTGGGCGGCTTGGATATCGTCGAATTCTTTCAACGCCTCCTTGTGGATTTGCTTGAGGCGGTCTTCCGCGCTGAGTCGGGCCATGTCATCGTCCCCGTGGGGTTGATGAGCTGCTGGACGCTCGGGTAACTCAGCTACCGGCGCGCGGCCGGTGAGTGCGTGTAGTTTAACGGCGACGCCATGGGGACGCTACTGGCATCGGGCTGACGTTGCTAACCGCCGCTTGCTCGGCCGGGTTGCGCTGCACTCGCTCCACTGCATCAAACATCGGGTCTAGCTGGTCATCGTGCGCGCCGGCCGGGAACTTCTCCGACTCGGCCAGGAACTCCGACAACCACGGCGCATCAGCAGGCAGCAGCGCATTCCCGGACTCAATGAACGGCGCCGTGTCGTGGCCTCGGCTGATCTTGTCCTTGTCGCGCTGGAGGGGCAGGATTGGCACGCCTTCGCGGCGTAGGGTCTGAATCAGGCCGGTGCCGCTCACCTTGTCCTCAACCGCCATGCGCCGAGGTCGACATTTCCCGTTGACGTGCTTGAGCCAGAAGGACCGGGCATGAATCAGCAGCTCGGGAGCCTCCCACTTGCCGCGCACCAGGTCAACCAGCACAGCCTCTCCGACCGTCGACCGGCCCCACAGCTCCAAAACGCTGTAGTCGTTCTCCTGGCCGGTCTTCTGCGCCGTGTCTACGAACACCTCGCACCATTCGAGCTGCGGCAGGACGGTCCAGTAGCGATACCACTCGGTTTTGAGGATGCCGCCGCCGCGTGGCGTTGGGCGCTGCTGGAGCTGGCCGGCAGTGCCGTAGCTGCCGAGCGTCTTCTCCAGCGCCTTCACGGCATCTTCGCTGAAGCGCTCGGGGAACATCAGTTCACCCTCTTTGGTGCGGGGGTCGCTCCAGCCGATGGCGGTTGCCTTGGTGTGCTCTGGCTCAAAGCGCATGGGGATGCACAGATGCACGTAGTCCAGCCCCATGGACAAGATGACGCCTGAAACGTCCTTCTCGTTCAGGCGCTGCATGATGACGACGATTGCCGAGTCTTCCGAGTTGACCCGCGTTGGCAGGGTCTCGGTAAAGGCGATGCGCGCGGCCTCTAGCTTCGCCTCGCTATTGGCGTTGTCGGCGCTGATCGGGTCGTCAAGAATGATCCGGTCGCCACGCACGCCGGTCATGCTGGTGAAGGCGCGAGCCTGGCGGATGCCCTGGCTGACGTTGCCGAACTCGCGTTTACCGTCCAAGTCGGATGAGAGCTGCAGCGGCCAGCGCTTTTGAAACCACTCGGACTTGATGAGGTCGCGACAGCGCCGGCTGTCCCGGATGGCTAGCGTCTCTTCGTGCGCCGTGCCAACGAACCGCATCGACGGCAAGCCGCGTGGCCCCCATTCCCACGCCGGCCAGATGACGCCGGTCAGCAGCGACTTCATGCAGCCCGGGGGAACGTTCATCAGCAGCCGCTTGATGCGGCCATCCGTGACGGCCT